CTGTTCTGCCGACTTCTCTGCCGTCCAGATAGATGCCCAGGTTGGCAGATTCCATACCTTCTTTGACAGCGTTGTACAGGTTCCCACCTGTCAGCTGATTCAGGGCATTGACCAGACCGCCGTCAGAGTTAAAGGTCTCTGTCATCGGGGACATGGTGTCTTTGACAGCCGCCTCGATTTCCCTGGATGAATCCAGGATACCCAGAGCAAGGCCCTTGCCCCACATCTGGCCGATTTCAAACCGTGCGACCTTTGAAGGGGATGCGATACCGGCCTCATCTTTACCGGCATTAATACCTTGCCTGACAGCTGACCGGGCCGCGCTTATGATCCAGCCCACGCCGTCAGAGATACCGTTCGCAAGACCCCTTGCTATATTCTGACCTGCACTGTAAGCGTCGTCTTTTGCATCATTCGCCGCATCTACCAGTGCGCTGGCTTTTCCGCCTGTGTTCTTTGCGGCAGTGCTGACACCGCTTTGACCATCTTTCAGGCCGGATGCCAGCTTGTCAGCTACGCCTTTGCCGGCGTTGTAGGCAGGTGTCTGCTGGAGCACAGCGGCGTTTACAAGCTCTTTTGTCATCTCGCCGACGGACCGGGAGTTGGTCTGTACAAGTCCTATTCCTGCACGGATACCGGTCGCCAGTCTGGTCGACAGCTGCAGGCCGGCATTATTGGCCGGTCCCTGATAGCTGTTGGCAATATTGATCATGGTGACGGTGCTGCGTCCGACCTCGTTGGCGGCTCCCTGCACCGCTCCAATACTGGACCGCAGGCCGGATCCGAGGGACACGCCCATCTGTCTGCCGGCAGCGCTTAACCCGCCTCCCGCGTTCTGGACCTTTGCGGTCACGCCGGTCATAACAGAGTTGGCAAGCTGAGAGCAGGCGGCGTCAACCACACCGATCCCATTGATCATGCCGTTGGCAAGGCCCTGATCCATGTTCATACCGGATTCTTCCATTTTCCAGGAAGGGGAATGTACGCCGAGGGCCGCGTTGGCTCTCTCGATGACATCCACACCCATGGCGTCGGCGGCGTCCCCGGCCTGAGCGGCTGCGGACTCAATGCCTCTGGCAAGGCCCAGTGCCGTCTCTGCTCCGGAAGTCTCCATGATCTCGCTGATGCCGTCCATGGAGTTGGCAATGTTTTCAGCGCCGGAATCCATGAGGTCCTGGCCCCACTGATCCGTCATGCTCTTCATGTCTACTGACTGGGCCCACAGGTCATTTGCCTGAGCGAACTCCTCATCCGACATGTTCACAAATGCTTCAACATAGCCGGATCCTTCCGGACCCATCTCAGCCAGATGCTGCAGCAGGTCCTGATTGATACCACGATCAGCCAGCTCTGCCATGTTGCGTTCCCAGTTGGCCACGCCGTCAATCTGGCTCTGCATGTTGGACAGGAGCGTTTCGGTGGATATCTCAGCCCCGCCATTGAACTCCTCAAACATGTTCATCTGGGAATCCAGAGCCTGCTGGGTGCTGTCTACAAGGCTTGTGACAGCATTGGCAAAATCAGCGGCTGTCTGCTGCTGTCCTGCTGACAGGTTGCCCCATGCTGACAGGGCCTGCTCAGAGACCTCAATGGATGCCTGCTGGGTAGCGTTCCCGGCTTCCTGGGCAGCCGTGTTGGCTTCGGTGGCAGCAGTGAGTTCGCCGTATTTGTTCATGTAGGCGTCAGCTTTCGCTGTTGCCTCTTCGGTAAGGCCGTTGGCTTCCTCAATGGCAGCGTTGGCCTCTTCCTGTGCTTTGTTGTTATCGCCCAGGGCCGTCCCTATCAGGTTCAGCGCTTCAAAGACCGTCATCTGCTGGCCGTTATATTCGACAAGCTCATCGGCGTTCTTGCCCAGGAGCTCCAGCTGATCCTCTTTTAGTTTATTGCCCTCTTCCTGCAGGGCGTTGAGATTTGTCTCGGCGTCGGTGACAGCGATCTGTGCCTCAGCTACCGCCTTATAGGCGTCTGAGGCGGCGTCATAGTATGCCTGGGCGATCTGCATCTGCTTCATTTTTTCGATGTAATCATCGATGGCTTCCGCAGATTTGTTCAGCTTTCCTGTATGTTCGTCGATTTTAAGATTGAGAGAAGGATATGTTCCATTCAGCTTGCCGATGATGTCGGACATCTCTGCCTGCTCGGCGGCTGTCAGCTCTGATTTGCCGGCAAGGTCTTTCAACCGGTCTGCCAGTTTCTTCGCCTGCGTGGCGCTTCCTTCGGCGGCGGCCTTAGAATCGTTGAAGCCTTTGTTCATGCCGTCCAGAGAGGACTTGACCTTGTCATTGGCTTCCTGCGTGGCCTTGGTCATCTCCTTCATCTCCTGCGTCACAGGAGTGATGGCCTGCGCCGATTCCTCAACGCCTTTCCGAACGATCGCCACAAATGCCCCGATTGCCACCGTAGCCGCTGTCACAGCGGTAATGATCGCAAAGATGGGATTTACAGCCATGGACGCTGTCCAGAGAGCCGTCACGACCGAAGCCGCCTTGACGCCGATGCTGTAGGCGGCTACCGCTGCCACAAGAGTACCCAGACCCAGAGCGATGGCAGTGACCCCACCGACCACAGCAGGATGCTCTTTAATAAATCCCTGGATGCCGTCGGACATATCAGCGATGGCATTATAGACATCCTCCAGAACAGGATTCAGCTCCCCGCCCACAACAGAGGCAAGGTTCTTCATGGAGTTGGCCATCCGCTCATGGGCGTGCTGTGTGGTGTTCTCCATGATGCCGTATGCCTTAGATGTAGCGCCGGCGCTGTTGGTGACCCTGTCAAGGTTCTGCCGGAACTGCTGCAGGCCCTGATTGACGATGGCATTGGCCGCCTTGCCGGAAGACTGCTGCTGCCACAGCTGCATCATGGCTTCTGCGTCGTTTCCGCAGGATTCGTAAAGGATTTCCAGAACATCGGCAAGGGAATATCCCTCTTTCATCAACTGGCCGAAGGACTTGCCGGTCTGATTGGTGATGATCTTGGAAACCGTAGAACCAGAATCACCCAGTTCTGAGAACATCCGGGACAGGTATGTCGTGGAGTTGGCTGTATTGATGCCGGATTTGGTGGTAGCGATATAAGCTGCTTCAAGGTTCTCAAGACTGACGTTATAGGCACTTGCCGATGCTATAGCGACACCCATATTCTGGGACAGCTCTGCAATGGTCGTGACGCCCAGATTCTGGGTCATGATCAGGGAATCTGATACATGCTGCAGGTCGCTCTGAGCGTCCCCGTAGCTGTTCATGGCCGTCTTTAAAACCTGCAGAGCGGACGTGGTATCCGTAAAGCCGGCTGTTGCCAGTTCTGTCGCCGTCTGGGCGTCTCCTACAGCTGACTCCACCGCGGATCCGGCAGACAAAGCGCTGTATGCGGTCTGGGCCAGCTCCTCCGAAGCCTGCCCGGAGGCGTTTGACAGGGCCAGTATCTGGTCTGCCATAGTGTCCATATTGCCGGCGCCTGCGATGGTGCCGACCTGAGCCACGGCGTACTCAAAGGACTCTGCAGCCGCAGCGCATTCCATGAAGCCGTCTTTCAGTCTGTCCAGAGCGGCAAGGATACCAGCAGAGGCAAGGACAGATTCCAGATCACTGATTGCTTCCGTACTGGACTGGCCGAGCTTCTCAGAGCTCTCAGCGGCGTCCTCTGTCTTCTTGCCGTATTCGTCGATGGATTTGGCACAGCCATCCGCAGAGGAAGCGGCCTCATCCATATATCTGGCGTTCTCGTCAACGGCCCTGCTGGCGTCAATGGTCTCCGCCTTGGCATTGTTGAGCTTGGTCTCCCAGTCCTGCACGCGGTTGCCCGCCTTCTGGTAGGCCTGCTCCCCCTGCTCAACGACCTTGGACAGATCTGCGACGACCTGACGCTGTTCTTTCAGCTCTTCATCGGTGGCGTCGCCGGACTTCTCCATTTCTTCCAGCTTGGTCTTGGCGTCCTGCAGCTTCTTTTTGTAGTTTTCTAATTCGGTTCCGACACGGCTGTAGTCCTGCTGGGCATGTGCCAGACCGGCCGCAACAGCCGCCTCTTTCTTTTCGTGCTCTTCCAGCGCCCTTGTCAGGACAGTGTGCTTTTTCTGCAGGGATTCCAGGCTGTTGGCCTGCCCTGCGGTCTCTGTCTCCACCAGACGCATTTCAGAGCGCATATTTGTAAGCGCCCGAGAGCACTCTGTGACGGCCTGCCGAAACTGCTTCTCGCCGTCGAGCGCTATGGTAGCGCCTATCTTCCGTCTTGCCATAGGTTATACCCCTGTAAAAACCAGTCTCTTTACAGACATGTTGTGCATCCGCTTGAACTGGTTGCTGAGCCGTCCCCATTCATAGAATGTCAGCTGACCGGTTTCCTTCCGGGACAGGCCGGACGCGGCTCCCACGTAAAGGATCAATGCAAAATCAATGGTGGTCTTGTCCTCCGGATTCCGGTATCCGTCTATTTCTTCGTTTTGGTCGTCTTTTTTTTTCGGCCCCTGCCGCCGATACATTCTTCAAAATCTGTGTAGACGATGATGCCCAGCTCCGACAGCGTCAGCTCGTCCTGACGCTTCCAGAAGCTGGGGTCAGGAACTTCAATCTCAGAGCCTGTAATCTCAATACCTTCCTCTACCATCCATGTCAGGATCTGACAGACCATTCCGACATTAGGCAGTGTCATGTTGCCAATAGACCGGTCAATGACTCCATCAGCGTCGATGCGCGGGATAAAGCCCCGCAGGCCGTCTTCAACCTTTACAAGGTCCTCGTACTTCTCCTGTACCTTTTCCAGAACGACCAGGTCGCATTTAAACGGATATTCAATCCCGCCCAATTTGAGCGTGCTGACATTGTTTGATAACATTTTTCCCTCCATACAGAAAAAAGCGAGAGGCACCGCGGATGATGTCTCTCCTGATGTCTCTCGCTTTTAATTACAACTTAATGATTAACTGATGATCCTCAGTTGCCGGTTGTCCCGCCGCCGGTTGATCCTCCAGTTGCGGTTCCTCCGGTTGCGGACGCGCCGAATTTGCCGTTGATGTACGCAAGGGCGGCCGCTTCGGTGGGGAACTCCTTTACGAATCTCCAGTCACCATTGTCAAGGGGCATCGCTGTGCCTTCTGTGGAAGGTGTCTGGAACTCTGTGGAGCCTGCTCTGGTGTTGATGTCGACAGAAGGATCGTTCCACTGTGTCTTGGGATAGAAGC